ATGGCAGATATTAAGTTTGAAATAAAAGAAACTGTAGGAGCTCTTTCAGAATCAGCTAAGGGATGGAAGAAGGAAATGAATTTAATTAGCTGGAATGATAAAGAGGCTAAGTATGATATTAGAGATTGGGACTCAGAGCGTAAGAAGATGGGTAAGGGTGTTACATTTACTATTGAAGAACTAAAGAAGCTTAAAGAGTTATTAAATGAATTAGATATATAAAATCATAAGCAACATTAAAGATAGGTGCAGTAATGTTTTACTGTACCTGCTTTTAAAAGAGGGGGATTTTTGTGAAGTACGAACAGCTTGAAGACGGTATAAAAAGGTTATTAGTAGAAAATGGTGTTACTTGGGATGGTAGCAAAAGTGTTTATATGACTAAATTACATAAGAATTTTTATTTGAATGAAAGGGAAGTTAAGCAAGCAGATGCTCTAGTAGAGTTTTGTGATTTAATACAATTTTTAAAAAGTAACTCAGAATATGGAGTTAGTACTGAGTGGGCATTATCAAATCTTAATAAATATGTTTATTTAAATAATAAGTCCGATCTCAAGATGAAATTTCCTAGAACTATAGAAGCACTAGCAAGATTTTACGATGATAGCGATATAATTAATTTTTATAAATCTCAAGGAGCAAAAGTTCCAACGGTTATTGATTTAGTTGGTACAACAGGTGCTGGTAAAACAACTTTTTGTCAGCAGTTTGTAGATGATGATAGTAAAGAGTTATTAAAACTTACTATAACTGATTCAGCAGAGAGTACTGTTATTCAAACAGATATATTAATTCTTGAAAAAACAAAAAAGAAGATGTTCCTTAAAGTTAGAAACAGGTCTGAGATTATGAGAGACATATTAGCTGTAGCTTTAGAAGTAGATATTAATGATATTAACAGTGATTTAAAAGATGCAGTGAAAAAATCAGGAGATAGCATAGATAACGATATATTGGACAAAGTAAATAATTTCTTTTCAACAGAATCATTACTTAATGCTTTTAAGATTTTTGCATCAGAAGTTCAGAAAAGATATAAACAAGAATTTGGTGATAAATTTAAATAGATTCAGCAACATGCAAATGATGATCAGTTTGTATATATTCTTGAGGATAACATTAAAGAAATATTTGACACGATGTATTTTTATGGCTATAGAATAGAATATGATTTAGAAGTTAATGCAGAAAATAAAATTATTACAACAATAGCTAATACTATATTTAAGGACAGAAAAGAAGAATTAGAAGATTATCCAGAAATGAGAGATGTTATATCATATCGATTACTTTTTGATCATGCTATATTAGTATTTCCATGCAGTCACGAAGCAAAAGATAAATTAGGATATGATTTTCATCAAGGACTTGTTTTTAGAGATTCACAAGGACATAAATTAGATGAACAAAATGGTATAGCATCTGATTTTGAAGTTAAGAATAAGGTTTTTTTAATTCCTGTAGATAATGGAGGGTATTTAATAGATGATAGATATAGTAATCTATTTGAAAAAATACTAATATCTGAACCAAAGAATAATGTTTTTGTGTTAACTAAAGTTGATAATACTACTACATACAAGCATTATAAAAAAGGTAATTATGAAGATTCTAAAAAATTTAATAAGGAATTTAAAGAAAAAATAGCTAAAACACATAATAAACTCTTGGAAAACTTTTTAAACAAGCAAAGGAATCTTGACAATAGTTTGGAATTGCATAAAGATGAAACTTTAATATTTGAAAACTTTATGGCATCATTTAATAATGCATATTTATCAGAAATAGATGACATTACCTATGCAGCTGAGGCTCATAAAATAAATTATTCAGGCAGCCCATTAGAACAATTAGATAAATCAAAGTTAGAAATAGAATATTGTGATAAATCATGGTTTGAAATCATTGGTAGTGTGATAAAAGAAAACAAATTGACTTATTACACAAATATATCAAGATTGAAAGAAGTAAATGAAACTCAAGAGGAGAAAATAATAACTTACTGTACGGACACAATAAAGACTTTAGTTAACTTTTATAGTTCAACACAGGATTGGAAAAGTGAAGTTGAAGAGCAGTTGAAAGTGTTTAATGAAGATTTTAGAAGTGTTTATCAGAAAAGTTCTGTATGGTTTTATTCAAATTATATAACAGATGGTAACACTACAATTAATAGCTCGTATTTTAAAGATATAACAGCAATAATGGTAAGAAATATTAACTCGTATATAATCAAAGACAAAGGAGATAATTACTTAAAAAATCTTTTACAGATTCCTTTAGCTAATTATTTAGGAAATATATATTCAAGTAAAAGTGGAAATAGTTTTGAAATGCTAAATTCTATTTCTAATAAAATAATAGCAAATTCATTAGAAAAGTCTGCAAAAATAGCTTATAAAGTATTTGATAGACAACTAATGGATAGGGATTTTTTAGATAATATAGAGATACTATTTTCATCAAATTCTAATAAATATGTACAGCCATCCAATATTACATTTGATGATATAAAAATAACTAAAAGGTCCTATGGAACTTATACAGAGTATTATGCAGGAATTTATTGTAACTTATTAGCTAAGTTTAAATATAATTTAGAAACATATTTCTTGGATATATTTAAAACAGTAATTGATAGCGAGTTAAAAGAATTGAATGAAAAAGTAAAATAAAAGAAGAAAAGTTATGTCTTAAAAGTGGCATAACTTTTCTTCTTTTATTATTTTTCCAGCATCTAAATCAACCAACATAACAAATAAATTAGCTCTTAATGATTTAGGTGGTTTGTTAAAGAAAAGATTAAATTCCTTTTCTGTGCTAACAGCTAAGGTAAGCTTTATATCTGGTGCTAAATCAAATAGTGCAATTTGGCCATATATAAAATATAAAGATTTTATAGAAGAAAAGCTTTTAAGTTCTATTAGCCATTTTGAATATTCGCCGTTTTTAATTTCTATGGCTAAGCCTAAGTATTCGTTATTAATTTTATTCATAGACCATTCTATGTCAGAGCTATACAATTCTGATACAATAACTTGTAAGAATTTCTTTTCTAATGCCTTTATTTTACCTACCTTACTATCATCAGTTAAAGGATCTTCTTTTTCATTAATGTGACCAGCAGCCTGCATTAATTCATTATAGCTAACTTCATTATAAGCACCATTAGCAAACTTGCTTATGGTTTCTGGTGATGGTGGGGTATCAATTAATTGTCTCAATAACCTAGATATATGAGCAGGACTTATGTCTATTTCACCAGCATACTTATTTATAGATCTATCCCCTTTTGCTTTTTCTAGCAACTCGGCAAATAATTTTTTATCAAAACCCATGGCATGGTTCTCCTTTACAATGACAAGTTATATAAAAATAAGGTACTTTACTATTTATATTATACCATTTTTCATTGTTTATAGTCAATGAAATACAAAAAATTTAAAAATACTGTTGACTGCAATAAATGGTAGGTGTTATTATAAATACATAAACTAGATAAGAGCAGAGGGAGGAAAATAGAATATGGAGTTGAATAAGAATGCATTAATAGAGCTTATGAATAATAAGTTTAATGGGAGTTATACAAAACTTGCAAAAGCATTAGGTATTGATGTAGCTTATGTTTACAGAGTTTTAGTTAAGGAAAGAAACTGCGGTGCTAAATTTTATTCGTGCATCATCCAATGGTGCAATAGTAATGATGAGGATTATAATAAATATATTTTTTTACGCTAACTGTTGATTGTAGTCAATGAAAATGTGTGATTGTAGTCAATGGAGTTAATAAGATTGAGGTGTGGAGATGTGCAAATAAATAATGATTATATCAATAAGTTAATTGATAAAAACAAATGGTCTCAGAATGAGTTAGCAAGACGCATTGGTGTTTCAAAAGGAACTATGAGTAGAATTATAACTGGCAAGAGAGGTGCAGGAAGAAAAGTAATAAGTGGGTTACTTAGAATAGAACCTGAAGCTACATATGAAATGATAATAATAAATTAAAAGAGGTGTTATAGAAATGGATATTAATTTAAAAGTAAGACTAGAATCCCCAGAACTTATGGCTGCATTATTAGCTGTTGCTGAAGCACTGCCAAAAATTCAATTAGGTGCTGTTTTACCAATGAAAGTAGGACAAACAGTTGAACCTAATGGTGCAACTGATAAAGCTGAAAGTAAAAATGAAGAACCAGTAAAAGAAGAAATTAAAAAGGAAGAAAGCAAAGCTATAGCTTTAGAAGATGTTAGAGCAAAGCTTGCATCGCTTTCACAGGCAGGAAAACAAAAAGAAGTTAAGGCACTAATTAAAAAGTTTGGTGCTAATAGGTTAACAGAAGTTGCAACAGAAAATTATGAAGCATTACTTAAGGAAGCGGAGGCGATTTAATGAGTGTAAAGGCTCATGCGATACTTTCAGCTTCAGGTTCCAAGAGGTGGCTTACTTGTACTCCTTCAGCAAAGCTAGAATTAGACTTTGAAGAAGAAAAAAGTGTTTATGCTGAAGAGGGCAGTTTAGCCCATGATATAGGAGAGTTAATGCTTTTATTACATTTAAAGCTTATAACTAAACAAGCTTATACAAGAAAGCTAAATAAGCTAAAAACAAATAGTTTCTATTCTAAAGAGATGGAGGACTATGTGAAAGTCTATGTTGACTATTGTATAGAAAAAATAAATGAAGCTTATGCAAGGTCAAAGGATGCTGTAATACTCTTGGAACAGAGGTTGGATTTTTCAAACTATGTTCCAGATGGATTTGGAACTGGAGATTTAGTTATAATATCAGATTCAATTTTAGAAATAATAGATCTCAAATATGGAAAGGGTGTAGCAGTAGATGCTACAGCTAATACACAGATGATGTTATATGCACTTGGAGCTTTGAACCAGTTTGAATGTCTCTATGATATTGAAAAACTTAGAATGACAATAGTTCAGCCAAGGTTAGATAGTATTTCTACTGATGAAATTAGTGTGGAAACTTTGACAGAATGGGCAGAAAGCTATGTTAAACCAAGAGCCGAGATGGCTATTAGTGGTGAAGGAGCTTTCTGCGCTGGTGAGCACTGCCGTTTTTGTAGAGCTAGATATACTTGTAGAGCTAGGGCAGAAGAAAATTTAAAGCTTACAAGATTTGATTTTAAAGCACCAGCACTTTTATCTGATGAAGAAATTTCAGAGATTTTAAGTGGAGTAGATGACCTGCAGAAATGGGCAAGTGACATATATAGCTATGCTTTAGAACAGGCAGAAAACCATAACAAAAAGTGGCCAGGCTATAAACTAGTTGAAGGTAGAAGTTCTCGTAAGTATAAGGATGAGAACTTAGTTGCAGAAACTTTAGTTGCTGCTGGAATAGAGGAAGATAAGCTGTATAACAAATCTCTTCTAACAATAACAGCTATGGAAAAAACTCTAGGTAAGAAACAGTTTACTGAACTTCTTGGAGATTTAATTATAAAGCCTATGGGAAAACCAACTCTTGTATCTGAAATGGACAAGAGACCAGAACTAAATTCTATAAAGTCAGCACAGTCTGATTTTGCAAATTAAAAAATATTGGAGGAATGTAAAATGGCAAATCAAGTAAAAACAAACACTAAGGTAGTTACAGGAAAGATAAGAATGAGTTATGCAAATCTATTTACACCAAGAGCTATGGTGGAAGGACAAGATCCTAAGTATAGTTTATGTGTGCTTATTTCAAAATCAGATAAGGAAACGGTTAATAAAATAAACTCAGCAATAGATGCAGCTAAAAAAGCAGGAGCTTCACTTTGGGGAGGTAAAATCCCAACAAATTTAAAAACTCCTTTAAGGGATGGAGATAAAGAAAGACCAGATCAAGAAGAATATGCAGGACATTATTTCCTTAATGCTACATCTAAGCAAAAGCCAGGTGTAGTAGATAAAAGCTTAAATGAGATACTTGATACAACAGAAGTTTACTCAGGCTGTTATGGTAGAGTTTCTTTAAACTTCTATGCCTTTAATCAAGCAGGAAACAAGGGGATAGGTTGTGGTCTTCAGAATGTTCAAAAGCTTGCAGATGGAGAATCTTTAGCAGGTAGAACTAGAGCTGAAGATGACTTTGATGCAGTAGATGATGAAGAAGATATTTTAGGATAATTCCAATGAAAATTTTATCAATAGATATAGAAACATATTCAAGCAGAGACCTCACTAAATGTGGGGTTTATGCTTATACCCAAGCTGAAGACTTTGAAATTTTACTCTTTGGATATGCTTTTGATGATGAAGAAGTAAAGGTTATAGATTTGAAAAATGGAGAGGAATTACCTAAAGAGGTAAAGGAAGCATTAAGAAATCCAACTATTATTAAAACAGCTTATAACGCTAACTTTGAAAGAACTTGTATAGCAGCACATTTCAAAATAAATATGCCACCAGAACAGTGGAAGTGTACTGCCGTAAATGCTTTAGAGCTAGGACTTCCTACAAACTTAGATGGTGTTGCTAAGTGTTTAAAACTTCCACATCAGAAGATGACTGAAGGAAAGGCTCTTATAAGATATTTTTCTATTCCATGCAAAGGAACAAAAGCTAATGGCTTTAGAAATAGAAATCTGCCAGAACACGATAGGGATAAATGGAATACATTTAAAAGTTATTGTGGTAAAGATGTAGAGGTTGAAAGAAATATAAGAAAGCAACTTGAGAAGTATCAAATTACTGAAAACGAACAGAAACTTTGGTGTTTAGACCAAAAGATTAACGATATGGGAGTAAAAGTTGAAAGTGAAATTATAAACCATGCATTAGCTTTTGATTCAAAGTACCAAGAAAGATTAAGAGATGAAGCTATTACTTTAACAGGAGTAGAAAACCCTAAAAGTACAGCACAAATGAAGAAGTGGTTACTTGAAGCAGAAGGATTAGAAATAGAAACTTTATCTAAAGAAACAGTAGCAAATCTATTAAATGAAGTTACAAATGATGATGTAAAGAGGGTCTTGGAATTAAGGCAAGAGCTTTCAAAAACCTCTATTAAAAAGTATGAAGCTATGGATAGAGCTTTATGTAAGGATAATAGAATAAGAGGATTACTCCAATTCTATGGTGCAAATAGAACAGGAAGATGGGCAGGGAGGTTAGTTCAGGTACAAAACCTTCCACAGAATAAACTTAAAGACTTAGACCTTGCAAGAAATTTACTAAAAGAAGGACAATATGAAACCTTAGAAATGCTCTTTGATAGTGTACCAGATGTTTTATCTCAGCTTATAAGAACAGCATTTATTCCATCAGATAGTAGCAGGTTTATAGTAGCGGACTTCAGTGCCATTGAAGCTAGAGTTATAGCATGGCTTGCAGGTGAAAAGTGGAGAATGGATGTATTCAATTCGCATGGAAAGATATATGAGGCATCAGCATCACAGATGTTTAAGGTTCCTATAGAAACAATAACAAAAGGGAGTCAACTAAGGCAAAAAGGTAAGGTAGCAGAACTTGCTCTTGGATACCAAGGAAGTAAAGGAGCACTTCTTGCTATGGGAGCATTAAAGATGGGACTTAAGGAAGAAGAACTTCCAGAGCTTGTAACTGCTTGGAGAAATTCAAATTCAAAGATTGTAAAGCTTTGGAGTGATGTTGAAAAAGCTGCAATTACTACAGTAAAAGATAAAACAGCAGTTACAATTCAACATGGTATAGAATTTTCTTTTGAGTCAGGAATATTTTTTATTAAACTACCATCAGGAAGAAAGCTTTCTTATGTTAGGCCAAGTATTGATATAGATGAAAGGTTTAATAAACCAATGATTACTTATGAAGGTGCAGAACAAGGAACTAAGCAATGGGGAAGGTTAAAAACTTATGGAGGAAAGCTTGTAGAAAATATAGTTCAAGCTATAGCTAGAGATTGTTTAGCTGAATCAATGCTTAGACTAGATGCTGCTGAATATAAGATTATAATGCACATTCATGATGAAGTTGTTTTAGATGTACCTTATGGCTTTGGCTCGTTAGAAAATGTTGGAGAAATAATGGGAACTCCTATATCTTGGGCTAAAGGACTACCGCTAAGGGCAGATGCTTTTGAAACTAATTACTATAAGAAGGATTAGTATAATGGAGATTTAGTATGGAAGGAAAATCAGCTTTTATAAAAGAGCTTAAAGAATATATAGGAATATTACCTAAGCAAACAATAAAAACATTAAGAGGTCAAGCTTTAGCTGGTGATGTAGTTGGAGCTAGGAAGGGTCTCACAAAAATATTAGATAGAAAGCGAGGAATTTATTATGTTAAATAATTTAAAGGTGTTTAAGAATACTGAATTTGGTGAACTTGAGGTTTTAGTTGATAATGGCAAAGAGTTATTTCCAGCTACAGAATGTGCAAGGAAACTGGGATACACTAATCCATATAAAGCAGTAAATGATCATTGCAAAAATGTTGTTATGGTATGCACTAACGATTCGTTAGGTCGTCAGCAAGAAATGAAATATATTAATGAGGGGGACCTTTTCCGTCTTATTGTGAAGTCAAAATTACCTGTAGCAGAAAAGTTTGAACGCTGGGTGTTTGATGAGGTTTTACCTACCATAAGAAAACATGGTGTTTATGCAACAGATAAAGTTCTTGATGAGATATTAGCAAATCCTGATTATGGCATAAAGCTTTTTACGGAGCTTAAAGTTGAAAGAGAAAAAAGAAAACAGCTTGAAATTGAAAATGCACAAAGCAAGCAGATTATTGGAGAACTTAAACCAAAAGCAACCTACTATGATATGATTCTACAGAATAAATCTTTAATGCCAATAACTCAAATAGCAAAAGATTATGGTATGTCTGGAAAAGCAATGAATAAATTACTTCACGAGTTAGGAGTTCAATATAAAATGGGTGGAACATGGCTTTTATATCAACAACATGCAAACATGGGATATACTCAATCAAAAACTCATGCAATTGATGCTGATAAAAGTGCAATGCACACTTATTGGACACAAAAGGGAAGGCTATTTCTTTATGATTTATTAAAAAATGAGAGATGTCTATTGCCTGTAATTGAAAGAACCCAAAGACCAGCGTAGTTTACAATTATTTAAAAAGGGAGCAGGTGATAAAAATGATGGATACTGAAGTTAAAGCAGAAATTAAGATAGAGCATGATGGAGTTGTAGCTATCGCTACAGGAAGAAATCGTAAGGAAATCAAGTGGAAGAATAAAGATATCAAATGGTCAGAGCTTTTAGAAAGACTCAGTAAAACCACATATACTTCAGAAACCTTTGAAGAATATAAAAAACTTTCTAAAAGTGAACAGGATAATGTTAAAGATGTAGGAGGATTTGTAGGTGGCTCATTAAAAGGTGGAAGAAGAAAAAGTGACACAGTTATTAAAAGAACATTTCTAACCTTGGATGCAGATTATGGGAAGGAAGGATTATGGGAGACTATAGAAATGCTTTTTGATTTTGCTTGCTGTATGTATTCTACTCATAAACATAGTCCTGAAAAACCAAGGTTAAGGCTTGTAATTCCTTTAAGTAGACCAGTAGGACCAGAAGAATATCAAGCTGTAGCAAGAAGGGTAGCATCAGATATAGGGATAGATTTCTTTGATGACACAACCTATGAACCATCAAGATTAATGTATTGGCCTTCAACTAGTAGTGATGGAGTTTTTGAATTTAACTATCAAGATATAGCGTGGTTAAATCCAGATGATGTTTTAAATAGATATGAGGATTGGAAGGATACAAGCTTTTGGCCTGAGTCCTCAAGAACTAAAAAGCAAAGAGAAAAGCTTGCTGATAAGCAAGGGAATCCGAGAGTAAAGAATGGAGTTGTAGGTGCCTTTTGCCGCACCTATTCTATCCATGAAGTTATAGAGAAGTTTTTAAGTGATGTTTATATTTCAACGGTAGAAGAAAATAGATATACCTACGTCAAAGGTTCAACAGCAGGAGGTTTAGTTGTATATGAAAATGGAGATTTTGCCTTCTCACATCATGGTACAGACCCTATAAGTGGAAAGCTTTGTAATGCTTTTGATTTAGTAAGAATTCATAAATTTGGAGAACTTGATGAAGATGCAGATTTAAATACTCAAACGGTAAAACTACCATCTTATACTGCAATGATGGATTTTAGTAGAGAAGATGAAGCTGTAAAGGTAACTTTAGGAGAGGAAAGGCTTAATATTGCAAAAGATGATTTTAATGAAATAGATGATATAGGAGAAATAGACACAGAGTGGCTAAAACTTTTAGAGGTTGATAAGAAAGGTAATTACAGGTCAACTATCGGAAATATAGTTTTGATATTAGAAAATGATCCATATTTAAAAGGAAAAATAGCTCTTAATGAGTTTTCACATAGAACAATGATAAGAGGAATTTTGCCATGGCATAAGCTAAAAAACAAATCAGAAGGTGATGCTTGGAAAGATAGTGATGATGCAGCATTAAGGCATTATATTGAAAAGGTGTATGAAATAACAACACCAACTAAAATTAATGATGCCCTCTTAATAGTTGAAGAGAAAAACAGATATCACCCTATTAGAGAATACTTAGAAGGTTTGGTTTGGGATGGAGTTCCAAGAGTTGATACTTTATTAGTAGATTACCTAGGAGCTGAGGATAGTCTTTATACTAGAGCTGTTACAAGAAAAGCTATAGTAGCAGCTGTGGCTCGTGTATTTGTACCAGGTATAAAGTTTGATTATATGCTTGTTTTGGTTGGAAGGCAAGGGATAGGCAAAAGTCATATTGTAAGCCTTTTAGGTCAAAGCTGGTATTCAGATTCTTTAAATACAGTGCAAGGAAAGGAAGCCTATGAACAGCTTCAAGATGCATGGCTTATAGAAATGGCAGAGCTTTCGGCTACTAAAAAAGCAGAGGCTGAAGCAGTAAAACACTTTATTTCTAAAAGAGAAGATATTTATAGAGTGGCTTATGGTAAAAGAGTTACAAAATTTCCAAGGCAGTGTGTTTTCTTTGGGACTACCAATGATAATGAGTTTCTTAGAGATAAAACAGGAAACAGAAGGTTTTGGCCTGTTGTAGTAGGTATTTCTGAAAAGAAGAAGAACCTATGGGATGAAATGGTACAAGCTGAGATAGATCAGATATGGGCTGAAGCTTTAGAACTTTGGAATAGTGGAGAAAGCTTATATCTTGGGGCTGATATTGAAAAAGAGGCTATTAAAAGACAAGAACAGCATACTGAGGAAAGTTCCAAGGAAGGGTTAATTAGAGAATATCTTGATACCTTGTTACCTGATAATTGGGGCGACCTTGATGTGGGAGCTAGAAGGCGTTTTATCCATGGTACTGAATTTGGTGTAGCTGAAGAAGGTACTGTTAAAAGAGATAAGGTTTGTGCAATGGAAGTTTGGGTAGAGCTTTTTCAAGCTGATCCAAAGCAAATGACACCTATTCAGGCAAGAGAAATAAATGATATTCTTCGTAAGCTTGAAGGTTGGGAGCCTTATTCAAAGGGAGCGGGAAAACTTAAATTTGGGAAAAACTATGGACTTCAAAGAGCATTTATAAGAGTAGAAGATTAGCGTATCCTTACAGGTAAAATTTCCGTATCCATGGTATCCTTAAAGGTATTTATAGATACGTATCCATAAGATCCATAAAAATATTTATTTTCTATAATTCTTAAATTTATAGAGGTTAAGGTATCCTTAGTATCCATGAAAAAGTATTATAGATATGATTAAGGATACCTACCCAATTAAGTAGCTGTAAGGCTTTAGAAATAGTCGTATCCTATATATCCTTACTATTCTATTGAGGTATATAAAATATAGAAATATACATATACCCGTATGTATATAACGCATATATACACGCGCGTAAGGAAACAAGGCTTTTAAGGATACGGTGATAGAGAGGTGTTAGAAATGAGAGAAAGTAAGATTGAAAAATCATTAAAAGATAAAGTTGAGAATATGGGAGGCATAGCTTTAAAGTTTGTATCTCCAGGGATGGCAGGTGTGCCAGATAGAATTGTACTTATACCAAATGGAAAAGTTGTTTTTGTTGAACTAAAAGCACCAGGTAAAAAGTTAAGACCACTTCAGTTAAAAAGAAAATCACAGTTTGAGCATTTAGGGTTCAAGGTTTATTTAATAGATTCACTTCAAGGAGTAGATAGTTTTGTAAGGGAGGTTTTTAATTGATCTTCAAACCACATAATTATCAAGAGTATGCAAAGGAATGGATTATAGAAAAGCCAAGTTCAGGACTATTTTTAGATTTAGGAATGGGGAAAACAGTATGTACATTAACAGCAGTTGAAGAACTTTTATATGATTACTTTGATGTAGCTAAGGTTTTAGTAATAGCACCCTTAAGAGTAGCAGAAGATACATGGAGCAGTGAGGTTGAAAAATGGGAACATCTAAAAAATCTTAAAATATCGAAGGTGCTTGGTAAAGAGGAAGTAAGAATAACAGCACTAAAAGAAAAGGCTGATATCTATGTTATAAATAGAGAAAATGTTGAATGGCTTGTAGAGTACTTAGGGAAAGGTTGGTTTTTTGATATGGTTGTGATTGATGAGCTTTCAAGCTTTAAATCTCCAAAATCAAATAGATTTAAAGCTTTGAAGAAAGTAAGACCTTTTATAAAAAAGATTGTAGGTCTCACAGGAACACCAGCACCAAATGGATTACTAGATTTGTGGTCACAGGTTTATATCTTAGATGGAGGAGAAAGACTAGGAAAAACACTAACAGGTTATAGGGATAGATATTTTCAGCCAGACAAAAGAAACCAAACAGTAATATTTTCTTGGAAACCAGTAGAAGGAGCAGAAGATAGGATTTATCAAAAATTAAAAGATATTTGTATTAGCATGAAAGCTTCAGATTACTTAGAGCTTCCAGAAAGAATAAATAACAGCATAATGGTCCAGTTACCAAAGATAGCAGAAGAAAAATATAAAAAGCTAGAAAAAGAGCTACTACTACCACTTGAAGAAGCGGATGTAGTTGCAAATACAGCTGCAGTTTTAACAAATAAGCTTTTACAAATGGCCAATGGTGCTGTTTATGATGAGAATGGTGAAGTGAAAGAAATTCATGATGCAAAGCTTAAAGCACTGGATGATGTTATAGAAGCCGCAAATGGTAAATCAGTTTTAGTGTTTTATTCTTATAAGCATGATCTAGATAAATTATCTAAACACTTAAAAAATAAAGATTTTAGAGTTTTAAATACTTCAAAGGATATAGAAGCTTGGAATAAAGGTGAAGTACCAATAATGCTAGTTCATCCAGCTTCAGCAGGCCATGGACTTAACCTACAGTTTGGAGGAAATATAATTGTTTGGTTTGGACTTACTTGGAGCTTAGAACTTTATCAGCAAGCTAATGCAAGACTTTATAGGCAAGGACAACAGCAAAGTGTAGTAGTAAATCACATTATTGCAAAAGGAACTATTGATGAAGATGTTATGAGAGCACTTGAAAATAAAGAAGTGGGACAAGAAGCACTTCTTCAGGCAGTAAAGGCAAGACTAAAACAAATTTCTGCTAGCTAGAATTATATAAAGACCTGTGAGTGAAAGAGAGGGGGAACAAATGTGGAGACTAGAGAATACGTTGAATATCTTTTAAAAAATTATCATCAGGTAAAAAGAGAAATTGAACAGCTAACACTTTTACTTGAGTCACCAATGTACGATTCGGAAGAGGAGACAATTGAAGAACTCACCTTCTCAACACCACAGGGTGAAAGAGTAAGTACAAGTGAAATTTCAGATAAAACATCTCGGATAGCTTTAATTTATAAAGAGGTTAATGAAAAACAAAAAACAGCAGGAAGAAGAGATGTAGAAAAAATGATAAAAGTAAATCAGTTTGAACTTATTAAATTAGAAAATTCTATAGCTTCATTAGATAAAAATTTACAAGAAGTTATTAATGGAATATACATTGAAAAGAAGAAAAGAGCTGATATTTGTAAGAGTTTATTTGTTAGTGAAAATACTTTAAACAGATACAGGAAAAAAGGAATAGATGAGATAACAATTATATTTCAAACCTATAGACTAGCTATGTAAAAATGGCTAGTTTTCATGCATAAAAACCATTAATTGATAATATAAATTAAGATGAAGCAATATTTTTGGAGGGGCCATGAGCCAAATTAAAATTATAGATAAGATTAAATTTGAGAGTTATGAAATTCCCATAATTGAAGGTGGTTTTGGTTCAGATAAAAGAATAATATTAGTTAAAACAGTATGTGATATTTATAACCTTAGAGTTGCAGATATTAATAAGTTCATAAATAACAATATTGAAGAGTTTAAATTTGGTGAGGATATAATTGATATAAAAGAAGAATTGTTAAAAAATGAAGTATTGAGAGAGAATTTAAAGTTTTCTAGAAGAGAAGTAAGTGGAAACACTAAAAAAATATATATTTTATCAGAAAAAGGTTTTATAAAGCTAAGAATGCTAAAAAAGCTTAAAACTAAAAAAAGTAGTAATGATGAAATATTAAATCAATTTATAGAAGATTATTTTTTTATGCGTAAGCATTTAAAAAGATATCTAGATGAGAATGGGGTAAAAAGAATATTTAAGGCAGCAGAAAATAATGCTTATATAAAAGAAATAAACAGAAGTTTAGTAACTCCAAGAGGGAAAAAAGGTATTATGTTTAAATCAACAGAGGTAGAAAATTTCAAGAAAAAGGTAAATAAAGATATGGAGAAATTTCTTTTTAAATATTTAGATATAAGGAATTTAAATGAAATACCAATAGCATATTTAGATTCTGCTATGGATTTACTTGAATGTTATACTTTATCAGAAGAACTAAAATTGGAGTTTTATGAGATTAGTAAAAAGTTATCAACCTTAAGGTTTGAAGTTATAGAAGAAAATAAAATAAAAAATGTTTTATATTTAGAAAGTATTAAAGCTAAGATAAGAGAAATCAAGGGGTTACTTTTAAAGTAATGTTCACAGTAGTTATTTGTAAAGATACTAAAGAAATAGCATATACATATGATGAATATTTACAATCAAGTCATTGGAATGATTTTAGAGAGAGCTATTTAAAATGTTATGGTTCTGAGTGTCAGTTATGTGGTAATAAAGGCAAAAATCTTCACCATATTTCATATTCAAATTTAGGAAATGAGAGTTTTGATGATGTAATTTTTTTATGTGAGGAATGTCATATAAAAGAACATTCAATAGAGTGAAATTTTTAAGTTTGTCAATATATTTACTGAAAGTTGGCGGTAAGTTGGTGGTGGCCTGATAGTAAGTTAGTTGTAAGATGATAGTAACTTGTTAGTATTTTTATGATATACTTTAAACTGTAGAAATAGATAAGGCCTCGTAGTCAATTCTAGGAGGCTTTTTAGTAAGAAAAATTAAATGATTTAGATATAGCTTCTGAGGATATTGCCTTGGGAGCTTTTTTATTTGGAGGAATAGATATGGCTATTCATAAATGTAAAAAGTGCATTTGGAGTAATAAAATCAGCAACAGCCTTTTGTACTGTATTTTTCCAAGGTGCATCATGAAAGAAGATATACCAGAACAGGTTACTGCTGCAAAGGAAACTGTAGTTCTTCCTAAAGCTAGGACAACTTGTGATGATAGAAGAAAAAGGAGTAAAAGAAATGTGTCCAAGAAAACCAAGAAAGCCTTGTAGTTTCAGAGGTTGTCCTGAGCTAACAGAAGGAAGGTACTGTGAAAATTATCAGAAACAAGTGGACAGTGAATACAACAAGACAAGTAGACCTTTCAAACATTTATACAATACAAGTAGGTGGAAGAAGTTAAGAAAACAATTCTTACAAGAACATCCTCTTTGTGTAGAGTGTAAATTTAAAGGAGCTATTAAAGCTGCAATTGTTGTGGATCATATTGAGGCACATAAAGGTGATGAAGGTTTGTTCTGGAACCAAAGCAACTGGCAACCTTTATGCAAAGAGTGTCATGATAGAAAGACGGCAAAGGAAGATGGTAGGTTTGGAAAAAAGAATATAGTTTATTCCTACTCAAACAGATAGTACTTATTGATTGGTTTTAGGCAAGGGGAGGGGGATAGAAATCTCTACAGCTCCTTTGCCAAAGGTCGGGTGGGCCCCTTCGTGTGAAAAATCGCAAAATTGTAGAGGGGGGTATAACAATACAAGTGAAGATGAAGAAACTAGAATTTTAAATGGTTTAAGAAGTGTTACACCTTAAAAAATTATGTGAAAACATATGCTTTTTAGGGTGTTTTTTATTGATTTTATAAGGATGGTGAAAATTGTGGATATTCAGAAGATAACTGTTGATAAATTAAATCCAGCAAAATATAATCCTAGAAAAGATTTAAGGAAAGGTGATCCAGAGTATGAGAAACTCAAGAGGTCAATTGAAACCTTTGGGTATGTTGAACCTGTGATTTGGAACAAAAGAACGGGGCATATTGTTGGTGGACATCAAAGATTTAAAATATTAAAAGAACAAGGAGCAACTGAAGTAGATTGTGTTGTGGTAGATATGGATGAAGCAGAAGAAAAGGCATTAAATGTTGCTCTTAATAAGGTTAGTGGGGATTGGGACATGCCAAAGCTTACTGAACTTTTAGAAGACCTAGATAAATCAATGTTTGATGTATCGCTTACAGGATTTGATGCTGCTGAAATAGAAGATTTATTTTCAAAGGTTCATGATAAAGATGTTAATGATGATGACTTTGATGCAGATAAAGTTTTAGAGGATATTAAAGAACCTATTTCAAAATCAGGAGATATATGGGTTTTAGGAAAGCATAGATTAATTTGTGGTGACAGCACTAAGCTTTCAGATGTTGAAAAATTAATGGATGGAAAGAAAGCAAATCTTTGTGTAACAGATCCACCCTATAATGTTAATTATTCAGCTGGGAAAGAAAATGAAAGAGTTATAAAAAATGACCATATGGAGGACAGTAAGTTTTATGAGTTCCTACTTGCTGCATATAAAAATGTTATTGCTGTACTTGATGATGGAGCAGGAGCTTATATATTTCATGCTGATACTGAAGGCTTAAATTTTAGAAAAGCTTTTAAGGATGCTGGATTTCATCTTGCTAATGTTTGTATTTGGGTTAAGCAAAGTTTAGTTCTTGGTAGGAGCGATTACCAATGGCAACATGAACCTGTGCTCTATGGTTGGAAGCCTACAGGAAAACACAGATGGTATGCAGATAGAAAGCAAACAACTGTATGGAATTTTGATAGACCAACTAAGAGTCCAGACCATCCAACAATGAAACCAGTACCTTTAATGGCTTATCCAATACAAAATAGCAGCATGACTAACTGTATTATATATGAACCTTTTGCAGGTAGCGGTTCTACACTAATTGCTTGTGAGCAGACAGGTAGAATATGCTATGCTGTAGAGCTTGATGAAAAATACTGTGATGTTATTGTTAAAAGATATATTGAAGCAGCAGGAGAAGATGGCGTTTTCTTACTTAGAGATGGTGAAAAAATAGCATATAAAGATGTGCCTAAAAGTGAATAAAATTCTTGATATATATGTGTTTTAGAGTGATATATAGTATAACAAAAAAACACATGGAGGTTTTGAAATGAGAGCATTATTTGGAAGAAAGGTTTTAAATTTAAAGGAGCTTAAGGAACTTACAAAAGAAGCAATTGAAGATGGGCTTAAAGGAACAGCATACGAAGTTACAAAAGAAATTGAACTAAGTGATGAGGAATTTAAAGAATTTGCAAAAGACTTTTGCAAAGACCAGCCTTGGATAACCAAAGAAGATGGCGGTTGCAACGAAAAGGGAGAGTTAAGATGCATAAGAGTTAAAAATTCAAAAATAAAGAAAAGTATTTTAGTAGACTCGGAAGGCTACACGTATCCAAGATATACAGCAATAGAAAAATAGATGAAAGCCCTAAAATAGGGGCTTTTTTATCTTGTGTAACAACTTACTATATTTAATTACTATACACACTTACATTCATTACTAACAATCATCCAATTACTAGAAATTTTAAAAAAGATGAGTATAATTAATTTTAAAGGGGAGTGATTGTTGTGTCAAAAGAATATAATTGCAGAATTGAGGTAAGGGAAGCAGCTATTGCTGTTATAACTGAAAAGGGTGAAAATAGCTTCACACCTACAGAGATTATTGATTATTTAAGGAATAAAGGAACTATTTATTCAGAAAGTACTATTAGAACACATATAATATCAAGGTGTTGTAAGAATGCACCGGCAAATCATGGTTCAAGATATGAAGATTTTGAAAGGACTGATACAGGTTCTTATAAAGTTTTAGGAATATAATCATAAATATCTTGCTTATTCTGTACTTTAGAGTGATTAATGTATGTAACAAAAGTACAGGAGGTTTTTATAATGGATAAAAAAGAAATTCTAAAAGCACTTGGAGAGTACTTTGGTGTTAAGCCTAAATATTTAGGAGCACCAAGTTTTGCTTACCAAATTATAAACAATCAAGGTGAGATTATTATTGTAGATAGAGAAGGCAAAATTAAAGATAATGCAGGGTTAGAATTAGAGCTAGAGATAATTTTAAGAGGAGCAGAGGTTTATTCAAAAACAGAAGAAAGTTTAAACTCTCAAGTAATACTAACGATGGATGGACACACAGGTAATACACTTCGAAATTTAGTAAATATGATAAGCAGTAAACAAGGTCTTATTAAAAAGGCACTTGGGATTGAAAAAGACATAGTTACTGATGAGTTTGTAGAGAAAATAAATAGTGTAAGACTTACAACCCTTGAGGATTTTGAAGCTGAAGCCTTAAACATTGGATTAGAAAAGGGTGGTGGTTTAGGCTTTGATTTTAACAAGAAAAGCATAAGTTTTGAGTTTTTAAACGGACTTGAAGATGAGGGAATTAAAAAGCAATTTGCTGAAGCATTAAATGAAGGAGCTATAAAATTAAAGCATACTTCCTACAAAGAGAAGAAAACTGATAACGAAAAATTCACTATGCGAACTTGGCTTTTAAGGCTAGGTTTTATAGGAGATAAGTATAAAGAAGCAAGGAATCAATTACTTCGCAACCTAAGTGGCAACAGCGCCTTTAGAAGGCAAGAAAATTAAATATATAAGGTGTTAGATAATAAAATTAATAGATAAATCATCCTCCAATTCTGTATAATAGAATAAGATAGAATGGGGGATGAGCATGTTTATATTAAATAAAAAAGTAGAAGAAATAAGAATAATTCCTATGAGTAGAAGTGATGAGTTTGATAATCAGACAATTGAGGAAGTACAGCAGCAATATTTTTTAAATGATTTAGTATATAGACAGGATTGCAAATATTATTATAGAAAGTCAGGTATAAATAGCATCAAGGGAAGTTTAATATTATTTCAATATGATAATAAAATAATTGCATCAGCACAACTTAAGAGTATAGAAAAATATGATGAAATACAGTCTGGACAATATGGAGAATATAGAGGAGCTATTGCATTTTATGATGAAACTATACAAGTATTTACTCCAATAGAAGTTGATGAGTTAAAAAGTATAGATCCAAAATTTAAAAAGTTTTCGCAAACTAAACAATTTATAGATGTTAATAATTTAAAACAAATAATTGACCTATTGAACTATAAGAAAAAACAGTATGATATGACATATCAAGAAAAAGTATTGGCAGCAATAGTAGACGAAAAAAATTTCAAAGATATACCAAAAGATAAAAGTAAAATTTGTAAAAATAGTATTAACCAATGGCCAAGAGATCCAGTTATAGCAAAAAGAGCTTTAATTAATGCAAATTTTAAATGTACAATAGATTGTACTCATGAGCATTTTAAGTCAAAAGTAACAGGAGAAAACTATGTAGAAAGTCATCATTTGATTCCTATGTGTTATCAAGAAAATTTTGATAATAGCTTGGATGTTGAAGCTAATATAGTTGGTTTATGTGTTGTATGTCATAAGAAACTTCATCATGCTGAATTGAATGAAAAAAAGGATATGTTGTACACCTTATTTAATCAGCGAGAAGAGAGGTTAAAAAAATGTGGGCTAATTATAAGTTTTGATGAATTAGTAGAATTATATAAATAATGTATTTTAAGAGGAGGGGATACCCCTCCTTTTGTAGTATAGGAGGTGAAACCATGGCGACAAGAGGAAGAAAGCCAAAACCAACAGCATTAAAAGTCCTTGAAGGCAATCCAGGAAAAAGACCTTTGAATTTACATGAACCAAAGTCAGAGAAAAAGGCACCTAAGTGTCCGTCATGGCTTGAACCTGAAGCTAAAAAAGAGTGGAGAAGGATGTGTAAGGTACTAGAACAGATAGGTGTGCTTACACAAATTGACACAGCTGCTTTTGCAGGTTACTGCCAAGCTTATGCAAGATGGAAAGAGGCTGAAGAATTTTTGTCAAAACATGGAACGATTTTCAAGACTCCATCAGGGTATATTCAGCAGGTTCCACAGGTTTCAATTGCACAAACATACTTAAAAATTATGAAGGACTTCTGTTCAGAATTTGGATTAACACCATCAGCTAGATCTAGAATTAATGCAGGGACTGCTACGGGTGAAACCTCAGATCCAATGGAAGAATTGTTAAGGATGGGGTAAATTAATGTTTGATGCAATGAAAGCTCAAAGAGCTGTAAAATTTATAAATAATCTTAAGCATACAAAAGGTGTGTGGCATGGAGTGCCGTTTGATTTGTTACCTTGGCAGGATAAAATAATTACTGATATATTTGGTACTGTTAAAGAAGATGGTTTTAGACAGTACAATACAGCTTATGTTGAAATACCTAAGAAGAATGGCAAATCAGAAATTGCAGCAGCGATAGCTCTTTATTTAACTTGTGGAGATAATGAGTGGGGAGCTGAAGTGTATGGCTGTGCCGCAGATAGACAGCAGGCTTCAATAGTATTTGATGTAGCTGTTGATATGGTGGAACAATGTCCAGCTTTAAAGAAAAGAATAAAACCAATAATATCACAAAAGCGATTAGTTTATATGCCACTTGGTAGCTTTTATCAAGTTCTTTCAGCTGAGGCATATACAAAGCATGGTCTTAATGTCCATGGGGTTATCTTTGATGAGCTTCATGCACAACCAGGTAGAGAGCTTTATGATGTTATGACAAAAGGTAGTGGTGATGCAAGAAAGCAGCCACTTTTTTTCTTAATAACAACAGCAGGAAATGATAGAAATTCTATATGTTATGAAGTACATCAAAAAGCTAGTGATATTATAACAGGAAGAAAAATAGATCCTACTTTTTATCCAGTTATATATGGAATAAAAGATGAAGATGACTGGCAGAATGAAGCTAATTGGTATAAAGCTAATCCTTCTCTAGGACATACTATTGATATAGAAAAAGTAAGAGCAGCAATGCTAAGTGCAAAGGAAAATCCAGCAGAAGAAAATATATTCAGACAGCTAAGGCTAAACCAATGGGTTAAACAATCTATAAGGTGGATGCCAATGGAGGTATGGGATAAATGTTCTTTTGCTGTTGATATAGATAAATTGAAAGGAAGAGAGTGCTATGGTGGTCTTGACCTTTCAAGTTCAAATGATATAACAGCGTTTGTGTTAATATTTCCACCAACAGCTGATGATGATAAATATTATGTTATTCCTTACTTTTGGATACCAGAAGATAATTTAAAACTTAGAGTAAAAAGAGACCATGTTCCATATGATGTTTGGGAGAAACAAGGTTTTGTAAAAACTACGGAAGGAAATGTTATTCACTATGGTTTTATAGAAAGCTTCATTGAAGAGCTAGGAACAATGTTTAATATTAAAGAAATAGCCTTTGATAGATGGGGAGCTGTTCAAATGGTTCAGAACTTAGAAGGATTAGGCTTTACAGTTGTTCCTTTTGGACAAGGCTACAAAGACATGAGTCCACCGACAAAAGAACTAATGAAATTAGCACTTGAAAAGAGAATGGCTCATGGAGGACATCCAGTACTTAAGTGGATGATGGATAATATTCATGTAAGAACAGATCCAGCAGGAAATATTAAACCAGATAAAGAGAAGTCTACGGAGAAGATAGATGGGGCTGTTGCTTTGATTATGGCTTTGGACAGGTCGATAAGAACCAAAAAGTGTGAATCTGTATATAATGAAAGAGGAATATTAATGATTTAAATAAAAATATATTTGTATAATGATAAATATATTTGTTCAAAATATATAGGTAAAGGAATATTTTGTATTAAATATTGATATTTGAAGATATTTAATAGTATAATATATTATAAACGATTGAAAGGAGGAATTTTTATGCAAAAACAATATAAATTATATATATTAGATTTAGATAATATAAAAATTACTCTTAGTAAATTATATGAAGAATTTACTGAAGCAGAAATTGTAAAATTATCAGAAAACAATATTGCTATTCAATATGATTATGATAAAAAAGACTACAAATATGTATTAGAGAAAATGAATAAGCTTGATGCTACACAAAACATTATTACTGCGAGTAAATTTTATACATTATTAAAATATTGCATAAGCAAAGAAATTTTTATTGAAAGTATTAGGTTATCGGAAACATTTGCAGAGGATAATAATAGGCTTGAAAAATGTATATCAAAAATTAATTATAATAAAGAAAATAGGCAAGAGTATATGCAAATGTTATTATCGGAATTGAAATGGTATAACTATGATGAAGGTATAGATATTAAAAGTATGTCTTTTAGTATAAGAATGGACTCAAAACCTATTAATGTAAAATTTTATGTTTATGATAATGGCGTTGTATTATTAGATGAAGATGAAGTATGTGATAAGGTTTTTGAAGTTATAAAAGTATTAATATAA